ACGAGATGTGGCTTGACGAAGCGGTAAGCCGCGGGCGCGTGAAAGCGCCGGGCTATTTTACCGACCCGGCGGTTGCCGGAGCATACAGCGCCTGCAAGTGGAACGGCCCGGCGAGAACGAACCTGAACCCCATACAGGAAGTGACCGCCGCCGAAAAGCGCATTGCGCTGGGCATAAGCACGGCTGAACAGGAAACCGCACAGATGACGGGCGGAAGCTACACCGCCAACATCCGGCAGCGGAAGATTGAAGCGGAGCAAAAAGCGGAGGTGGACAAGATTGGCAGCGAAGAAACAAAACAAACTGACCCGGCGAGCCGGTAATCACTTTTGGCAGGTAAAGAACCTTGCCGGGAACGAAGCAGAGCTGATCCTGTACGGCACGATCAGCGACAACAGCTGGTGGGGAGACGAGATCACCCCGCAGCAGTTTGTTGATGACATCAAGGGACTTGGCAGCATTGACACGCTGACCGTGCGGATCAACAGCGGCGGCGGCGATGTGTTTGCCGCACAGGCAATCGGCGCACAGATCGACAGCCTGAACAAGGCGGGCACCGAGACGGTATGCCGAATTGACGGGCTGTGCGCGAGTGCGGCCACGATCATTGCGGCGCACTGCAAAAAGACGGTGGCGAACAGCGACGCACTGTACATGATCCACCTGCCGAGCGTGTGCCTGTGGGATGCCTGCGACGAGAATGACTTGCAGGCATACATGAACGAACTGAAAGCCGTAAAGGACAGCATTTTGCAGCTGTATGCCAAAAAGACCGGGCAGGACATGGATGTGCTGACCGGATGGATGGAGGACACAAGCTGGTTTACCGCCAACGAAGCCAAGGAGAACGGCTTTATTGACGAGGTGGACGAGGATGCCGAACCGGCCCTGATCGAGAACCGGGCCGGTGCGCTGTTTGTGAACAGCGTGTACACCGGGCTTTGCATGAACGAAGCCCCTGACTATGTGAAAAGCGCCCTGCGCAAGCAGCGGCGCTTTTCTAATACAAAAAAACCGGCGGATGCGCCGGAAAACGAGGAGGAACCCAACATGGCAGAGAACAAGACCACCGGCGCACCTGCTGCACCGGCCATTACCACCGTGGACGCCCTGCGCACCGCATACCCCGACCTGGTGAACCAGATCGAGAACGCGGCAGCACAGAGCGCCGCCACCGCCGAGCGTGCCCGCATCAAGGACATTGAGGACATGACGGCACCCGGAGACGAGCAGACCGCTTACGACGCCAAATTTGGCGACAAGCCGCAGGACGCCGCCGCCTATGCTATCGCCTGCATGAAGGCCCAGAAGGCCGCTGGTGCAAAGCACATGGCTGATGCCGAGGACGACGCGGCAAAGAGCGGCGTGAACGGCGTGAAGCAGGAAGAACCCGCGGGCAAACCCAAGGACAGCGGCGAGGACAGAGCAATCGCCTGCATCCGCCGCGCCAACAACGTGAAGTAAGGAGGAAGAACTATGGCTATGGACCTTGCTGTGCAGACATTTAGCACGAAACCCGAGTACCTGATCGCAGGTACGGACATTCGCATTACGACTGCCGTTAAGGAGGCCGGTGCCGCGCTGACCCGCGGCATGGTGGTATGCCTTGCCGACGGCAAGCTGAAGCAGCCAGCCGTTACCGGCAGCGCTGACCCCTATACCGTTGCCACTGACGGTATGTACGGCATTGTGGCTGACGATGCCGCCAATGGCAAAGAGGCCGTTGTGTACCTGACCGGCGAATTTTTTGCCGATGCACTGGTACTGCCCGAACACGCCAAGGCGGCAGATGTGGAGATCGCACTGCGCAACATTGGCATTTTCCTGAAGTGAAAAGAGGAGGAATGAGATATGCCTAACATGGTTGATCTGTATACCCCGCGCACGCTTGCCGAGGTTGTGAAAACCACCCCGCCGGTCCGCACCTTCCTGCGGGACCGTTTTTTTACCAACGTCAAGACCTTCCCCACCAAGCGGGTTGACATTGACATTGTGAAGGGCAACCGCAAGATGGCTGCCTTTATCCACCCGATGGTTGGCGGCGAGATCGTGCAGGCCGAGGGCTACGAGACCAAGAGCTATGCCCCGCCCCTGATCAACCCCGCAACGATCAGCACTGCTGACCAGCTGTTGGAGCGCCTGCCCGGCGAGGATATGTACAGCGGAAAGACCCCGGCGGACCGCGCCGCAGAAAAGCTGATCGAGGAATACAACCAGCTGAACGACATGACGACCCGCCGTGAGGAGTGGATGGCCGCGCAGGTGTTGACCACCGGCCAGCTGAAGGTAAAGGGCAAGGGCGTTGACGAGGTGATCGACTTTGGGCTGACCAAGAAGTGGGGTGCTTCCGCTGCCGACATCTGGGGCAACCTGAAGGACTGGAAGCAGCAGGTAAGCCGCAACGGCTTTGCCAACGCCAACATGGTGATCATGGGCAAGGCTGCCGCTGACGCCTTTATGGCGGACGCTACCGTTGCCAAGCTGCTGGACAACCGCCGCATTGAGATCGGCGCGATCAAGCCCGAGGAGATGGAGGGCGGCATTACTTACTACGGCCACCTGAACCTGCCGGGTGTGGACATCTACGGCTACGATGAGGTCTATCTGGATGACGAGACGGGCGAGACCAAGCCGCTGATCCCCGACAATGTGGTGTTGATGATCCCGAGTGCTGCGAGCTTTATGCGTGCTTACGGCCTGTGCACCTACCTGGACGATGCCGGGGCATGGCACAGAGCCGAGACGGACCGCCTGCTGCGCACCTATGTGGAGCACCGCCCGGACCGCCGCTTTATCGAACTGCAAACCCACCCGCTGCTGATCCCCGACAAGATCGACAGCTGGTTTGCGGCGACGGTGCTGTAAGGAGAACGAGAGACCGGGCAAGGCTGCCCCTCATCCGGCCCTGCGGGGCCACCTTCCCCCAAGGGGGAAGGCATGGGGAGAAGCTGCCCCCATCCGCCGCCTGCGGGCGGCACCTTTCCCATAAGGGGGGAAGGTTTAGGGATGAGAACTCCCTCCCCCGCTGCGGCGGAGGAGGCAGGGAGCGATGAGAACGGCGGAAACAGGGCACCGCACGGGATGTGGCGGACGCGGAGTTATGGCCGGGTGAAGGGATGGTTGGGATGGATTTAGAGCAGGATTACGGGCCGGGCACCGAGCCGGAAGAAAAGATGCTGACGTTCAAGGACTGCGCGGCGGCAGACATTGACGATGTGTTTTTTAACACGGACGAGTTTGCCGACGAGCACACGATCAACGGGAAAACGCTGCTGGCCGTGCTGGATGAAAACACGCTGATGGACAGAAGTGCCCACTGGGAGGGCGGCGCGAAGCAGAGCTTTGACCAGGGGTTGTACAAGGCGGATGCCAAGCTGTTTGTGAAATGCAGGGAGCTGGGCGGCAGACCGAAGGTGAGCAGCCCGATGATCGTGGACGGGAAGAAGTATCTGGTAGGCAACGTGGACGAGGAAAGCGGCGTGTACAGCATTGAGCTTGTGAGGGTACGGCAATGAGCGATTTTACCTGGTACGACGCGGGCACAACGACCATTGGCGTGAACGCCGAGGAAGTAAGCCAGCGGTTGGGAGAATTGCGCCGGAAAACCCCGGCGGTCATCAAGGTGGCGGTGAACGCCACGGCGAGAGAGACGCGCAAGGAAATGCTGCGGCGCGTACTGAAACGCTATGCGCTGACGGCCAAGGGCAAGGAACGCGCCAAGGGCCTGAAACAGAAGGTGAAAGCCACAAATGCTGACCCGGCGGCTGTGCTGTGGATCGGCGGCATCAACGGTGCGAGGGCTGACCTTTCGTACTTCCAACACAGGGTAACGGTGCCGCACCCGGGTTTGAGCTGGCAGACGGGACCGACGGTATTCAAAGCGAGAGTTTTGAGAAGCGGCGGACTGCATGATCTGGGCGGCGGCCCGATTGAGAGGAACGGCGTAACCTTCGGGCAAGGAAGCAAGGGCTTTTTGGCGGAGTTCAAAAGCGGTCACATCGGTATGATACAGAGACATATCGGCAAGGAATCGGAGAGAACGACGACCAAGAGCGGCGCACCGCGCTGGCGCAGCAAGAGCGGCGTTGTGGAGACGACGCAGACATACAGTTCCCCGTCCGGCACGGCACAGCACCATACTGTTTGGGAGAAAGAGGACGTGCATGTGTACGCTGAAAACACGCTGAACGCACGATTGGAGAAGCAGATCGCAAAGGTGATTGCAAAGGCAGCAAAGGGGTGATGAACGATGCAGAAGGATAAGATCGCAGGATATACCACCGCTATGATGCAGGACGCACTTTGCGAGGCGCTGAAGAAGTTGTTTGCGGGCAGGGTGTTCAACGGGCAGGAGGGCTTGAAGGAGCTGAATATCTTTAAGCAGACACTGCCGCTGGACACGGGCATTGACAGCGATGCCGACACGGACGCAGCGGCAAGCCCCTACATTGTAGTGCTGATCGAGGGCGGCAAGATATACGACATGAACAGCCCGAAGGCTGTAAGCGTGACGCTGACGGTATGCTGCTATGACGAGGGAAACCAGCGCGAGGGGTTCCGGGATGTGCAGAACATTTTGGAGACAATCGAGCAGTGGCTTTGCCAGAGACCGCATTTTGGCGGCGCGTTTACCGTGCTGCTGGGGCATGAAAAGAACATTGAGGATGCCCTACAGATGGACGATACATGGCCGTACTATTTTGGCGCGGTGAGCTTTTTCGTGAGCGTGCCGGTGCCGGTGCCGGAGCCGACCTACAACGAGCTTGTGTGACGGCACCGCTCCCGCTGCGGCGGAGGAGGCAAGGAGCAGACCGGGAACGGGATGCAATGGGAGACCTGCCCCTCATCCGGCCCTGCGGGGCCACCTTCCCCCACGGGGGAAGGCAAAGAGTGAAAGGAGGCCGAAGATGGCCGAGAAGAAAGAGAAACAGACGGCGCAGAAGCCGGAGGTGATTGTGTACTGCGGACCGAGCGTGCGCGGGATTGCCAAGCAGTACACCGTGTACCACGGCAGACTGCCGGACGCGCTGGTAAAGTTTTTGGCAAAGCGCCCGGCGGCGCAGAGCTTGTGCGTACCGCTGAACGAGTTTGCCGCGACCCGCGCCGGGCTGAACACCAAGGGATCGCCGCAGGCGACCTTGTACAAAACGATTTTGAACGAACTGTAAGGAGGAAACAAAGATGGCTTACAAACATGGCGTTTATGTGAGTGAGAACGCAACGAGACTGACCGCCCCTGTGACCGGCAATGCAGGCTTGCAGGTGGTGGTCGGCACTGCCCCCGTGAACACGGTTGCCGACCCGGCGGCTGCTGTGAACGTACC